CATTACTTAAAGTATCTTTACTGTAACCTAGCTTTTTAACTATGTAATCAAAATTTGAAATTGCCTTTGTGTATTTAATTTTTACAGATAATGTTGATATACTAAGTTCAAATTCACAATTCATGGAAAATTGATAACTCGTATCCAACATGCCATCTATCGCCATGCTATTATTTTTTTTCAATGCTAGATTTTCTTGTTTTAACTGCTGTATCTCGCTTTCTTGATAATCTATTAGTCTATTTTGCTGATTCATGGTTAGTTCTCCTTCTTTATTTTCCCCATCTTGCTTAGACCATGAATCAATACTAGAAGCGTCATTAATTAGACGAGTTGCTTCTATTAATTCATTTTCTTTACAATATGAAGTTATTCTATCAATGACATTGGCACCTGGCCGCATAACATTGTTTTCGTATTTATAGATAGAGCCAGGCGAAAGACTTAGTTCTTTAGCTAAAATTCTTTGAGTTATACCTCTTTCTATTCTAATAATTTTTAACACTTTACTATAATTAGTACTCATATCAATTGTCCTTATATAATATGCTGTCCTTACCTTATTATACCATATTATAACATACTGTTGCAATACGTTCCTTAAATTATTTTATAATACAACTTGCAGTATAATTGTATTAAATATTAATATTATATAACACTATAATACTATTTCGAGGTATGATATGGTATTAATTAACCACATAATCAAAGGCATCATATATGAGACAAAGAAGAGAGTCTGAATTCTACAGTATACGAGACATATCTGAAATATTAGGAGTGGACTATAAGGTGGTATATCACAAAGTAACACATGGGGAGTTACCACATCTTAGATTATCAAATAAACTAATAAGAATTAAAAAAGCTGATTTTGAAATTTGGCTTGAGTCTAAGGCGGTGACAAATGCCTAAGCTTGATTTTAAGAAATCTATAGACAATAAACGATTTAATACATCAGGTGGCCGCTTTTACGGTCCTACTGATTTAGATGTGTTTAATCAATATGACAATCCTTTAAAACCATCCTGGACCAATGTGGCCAATATTGAATCATCCCCAGGATTAACAGATTGGTTTAAGAATAATGGTAAGTGGTCAGACATCATAGGCCCAACAACTGCTATCTTAGGAACTATTGGTCATTCTGGTGTGGATTACATGAATGAGGGTAAGGAAGTCACTGAAGAATGGATTGTTGATACGCTGGATAACTATTATGATATAAGGTGGCGTTTAATTTATCCTAATAAATGGGAAGCTGTAGAGCTTATTAAAAAAATGTTGATGGGTTACATTGCCTGGTACGAAGAACACAAACCCACCATTCTAAAATCAGAAATAATGATGTGGCATCCAGATGTCCCTTATGCTGGTACAGCTGATTTAGTCCTTAATATATACAACAAACGCCAGGATAAAGAAATTATAATGATGGCTGACCTTAAAACTGGTAATGAAAACGAAAAGCATTTTGTGCAGTGCATGGCTTATGCAATACTACTAGAAAAAATATACAAGGTAAAGGTAGGAGCCCTTGGGGTTCTTTACTGTCAGGGTAGATGGAAAGGTGAAGTAAAGCCAGGTAAGATGAAAGTAAAGGTTATACGAAATAAGGGCGGTGACTTTACTGAAGATGCAAAATTCCTTATGAATAGAGTAGTCAAGCTATACGACTTATGGGAATCTAATCAAAAGTTTAAACAGCCTAAGACAAAGCAAAGGCTACCGAAAAAGTTTTCTTTAAACATAACAAAGGAGCCGAAATAAAATGGCATCATACGAAGATAAGTACCAGGGTAAACTCTGGCCAAACGAGGACAAGAAGAGTCCTTCAGACCCAGACTTTAAGGGAACAGTTAATACTGTTGCGGACCTTGAAGCTGTTTCTAAAATGGTTGATGGAAAAAAGCAGATTGATTATTCTGCTATCCCTTCTGAGAAGAAGCTTTCTATAAGCCTATGGAAGAATCAGGGTAAGGATGGTAAGACCACTTTGAATATTAAAATCGCTAAGAAAAACGAAAGTGACGACAATATACCTTTCTAAGTGATGATTACTGAATTCGACATAGTCTTTGATAAAATATGTGATGATGTATTTCCAAGGATAAGTGATTATGTAGAGGAACAACATACGCCCGAGCAAGTCTCTGGCTATGTCGATATTCATGATATGATAGAATTCTTAACAGACGTTGAGGGTTATGACACTGATATGGCTCACCGTATATGGGAAAGTTATATTGAAGTCAATCACAAATTTATAGAATTGCTCCATAGTGAGAAATAGGGGGGTGTGATGGTTTTATTGTCCTTATTGATTTCCAATGCATCCCCTTATAGAAGAAAGCACATACCACATGCCAGAACTAAAACTAAATTTAACTACAGACCAGATAGAAAACTTACTAGCCCAGTTACGTTACGGTAATAATAAAGCACAGAACTTTGATATAGACCTTTTAAGGGGTCTTAATGGCGAAGTTGAAGCCTTAGAGATACTAACTGGTAAGTTAGAAGTAAAAACAGATTTTAAAGCATATAAGACTGGTAACCTTGCCATTGAAATAGAATGCTTTGGTAAGCCTAGCGGTATACAAACCAGTGAAGCTGATTGGTGGCTTTTTAATATACGCATCCCCAAGCGAGAGCCGTTGATGTTGATAATATCTCTTCAGCGGCTCAAAAGATTAGCGGCTATACACATGCATCGCAATCATGTAATCATGGGCGGTGATAAGAATGCTAGCAAGCTAGTCATAATACCTATTTCTGAGGTTGTCGTTGGATAAGGGTATAACTATACCAATTGAATTAATAAATGGCGATTTATGGAATAATGATAAGCCATACAGCGAAGCTCAAGCTTATATACAATTCATGGTTTGGGCTGATTCAATGGGCGGTGAAACAAAGTTTTTAAATGGAACTATGGTTACGTTAAAAGACAATGAATTTATCATGAGCCAACGAAAGATAGCTGAATCAATAAATTGGACCCAGTCTGCCGTCAATAGATTCCTTAAAAAGTTAGTCACCATGAATCAATGTTGCATCAATAATGAATCAAGAATGACTCGCATATCTCTCCTGGTCAAACCATTGGAACCTGAAACAACTATGACTCAAGAGGTAATTGAAGATAGCAGTTTGTATGATTCCTTTTTTGGGGGGCGTACTAATAGTACTAATAGTAGTAATAATTATAATATTATTAATAATAGTACTAGTAATAATAATAATACAAATACTAATTATAATATTTTGCAAAAAGATGCAAAAAAGCCTTCTACTAGTAGGGTTAGTAGGGGTAAGTCTGTTAGCTATACTGCTAAGCCTAAAGACTTAGATATGGTAATTGATTATTTTAAAGAAAAAGACATTCCCATGTCTGAAGCAAAGACTTTTTATAATTACTATGAGATGACTGGGTGGTTTAGTGGAAAGGCTAAGATAAAGAACTGGCGGATGGCGGCCGCAAATTGGAAGAGAAGGATGAAGGACCAGCCAAAAGCTAAAGAGCAACAAGAGTTCAAAGTTGCTACTTCTGGAGATTACCTTGTCTACTGCCATAATGTTAAATGCAGTAACTATGCGACATCATGCTTTGCTAAGAATACTTGGGATATAAAAAAAGGCTGTACTTGCGGTCATGATTGGCACAACACAAGAGCTAAATCAATAATTAAACCACTACCAAAACCTAAAGAGGATATTTATGCCAAAAGAGAAGAAACCAGAGAACGTCAGGAGAGGCCGAAGGAATCGTCAACGAGGAGCGGAACTTCAACGGGAGACAGTGAGAGCCTTCAAGACATACTCGGTAAGTTGTTTTAACAGAGACAGAGGAGGAGCGAATCATGAAAAAGGAGATATTGAAGTTGCTGGCGTGTGGCTTGGTTGTAAGAGACGTACTAGGATACCCAGCTGGTTGGTGCCTGAGAAAACTGAAATCGGTGTGGTATATCGTGGCGACAGAATGCAAGCTTTTGTATCACTACCACTTGAGTCAGTTACAAGATTAGTCGGTGAAGCTATTGCAGAGGGTATTGATGTCGAAGAAATCTTACGGGGTTAGTTGGGTCATTGAGCAGATTGAACGAAGCCGAGAGTATCCAGATAGATATGTTAGTCACAAGAATTTTACGAACGAAGATACTTTATACCACTGCCAAACTTGCTCTCTTTCCTGGGAAATGGTAAAAGGACCCAAGATAGAATTCTATCAAGATTTCCCATCTTTTGGTTTAAAAAAGAAACAATGTTATAGGTGCGATGAGCAGTCGTAAACCTTTCACTGTTCATATTGGTGAGATTGGCTTAACCGCTGTTGTTAAAGACCTTCTTACTAACTATGACTACCAGATATTTAAACCAGTCGTTGATGAAAAAGGCTGTGATTTAATCATTGAAAAAAAACCTAAAGAGTTTGTTAGGGTTCAAGTAAAAACAATTACAGAAATGAAAACATTTACTTCTATTGAAGTAAGGTTACATAAGTACGCAAAACAAAATAAAGTAGATGTAATAGCTGTTTATTACATGGAAAAAGATATTGTTGCTTATGTGCCTTACAACGATGAGGCCAGTATAAGTCTGGCACTAAAACCAAGTAAAAATAACCAACAGAAGTACAGACGTTACTTCTATCAATACATGGAGTTTCCTTATGAATGAAAACAATCTTATGAGCTTAACTACGCAAGTATCTTACTACCGAAAACTGATGAAAGACGGTGTGTTTGACTATGGTAGTGCTGGCCATGAAAGACTTAAACAATTGCAAAACAAACTTAATAAAAAGAGAGGAATAGGGTCCTAAATGAATATATCTGATTATGATAAGTTGATAGCTGATTTTAGAGAGCGAGGAGATTCTCAGGCGGCTAAGAAAAGAATAGAATATACTGAATCTAGGGGGGACCAGGATGTCCTTGCTAACTTTAAAGCAACAGCTTATGATTTAGATTTAGATGCTTTACAAGTTTTGGGCATTTTTATGAAGAAGCACTGGTCCAGTATTATTAATTATATTAAGACTGGGAAAGAATTTAGTGATGAAGATATATCTGGAAGAATTCAAGACCTGATTCAATATCTTGAATTAACCTATGCGTGCATTATTGAAAAAAGATTAAAGGAAAAATAATTATGGGTACGATGTTAGTTTTTATTGTTGTTGGAATTGGCTTTTGTTATTGGGTGGCTGGTGCATACGAAGATAAGAAGTTTTATAACAGAGTACAACGTAGGCAAGATTTAATTAGAAGATATACCAGTGAAGATTAATGTGTTAGATTTAACCTGGTCGGCACAACTACTTCGACATTGCATTCATTACAACAACGGCCATCGTTAATAGGCTCAGCGTTGTTGCTTAGTTTATCTTCAATTTCTTTTTCGCAGATACTACAATTAATCATATCTTAATATAAACAAAAAAGCCCTATTGCTAGGGCCTTTTTTTATGAGTAAGTCACTTGCTTATTCTTCTTCAGGTATCAATTCACTATTTACATAATTATGACAAGCCTCGCTAATCTCTACCAGATTATCTGTAAAATGCTTTTCAAATATCTCACCAAGTAAATGCCCTGGTTGTTTACCTTGTGACTTGGCAAAGATATTAAAAGCGTTCCATTTTGAGTCTATTGACTTTCCATAAATCCTGACTGTTCTACTGTTTTTTATTTTAACTGCTACCATGACTATGCTGTCCTTTCATTTAGGGTTGTTTTTGTTTTTGATACTTCGCTAGCAATTTGATTTGCTATGTAAGTTTGAGTTACTTTACTGCCAAGTGTGTGACCTAGCTGTCTTTGCACTGAATCTAATGAGTGACCATTAGAAATAAGATGCGTAGCTAATGAATGCCTGAATGAATACTGGCTTAGCTTCTCACCTTTATTTTGCTTTATACCTACAATTTTGCAGACTTTTGCAAACTTAGTATTAGCCTTGTCCTGGTCAGACTTAGAGCCACCTAGGTCCCAAAGAAGGCTTCCTAAGCTACTAATCCTATCACTGATTGAGATTGCACTATACTTACCAGTCTTTTGTCTTGATGTTACAATGCAAGGTATGACTTCGCCATTGTCACCAATACCATTTATGTGATGCTTTTTCTCGTTTAGATTTCTTGCATCAACTGGTGACAAAGCTGTATCAAGCATAATGGTCCAAAGTATTCTAGTGTAATCATTTGGTGCATTATCTACAATAAGCTCAGCTTGGTCCCTGGTCAATACCTGGTAAGGGGTTTTATCTTCACCTGGCTTTTTAAGTTTGCCTTTCCTGGCGTAATAATTATCCTTAAGAATCTTTTCATCTGTTAACCATGTGTACAATGGATTAAGATAATTATGACGTTTAGCAACTGTTTCAGTCTTGTAACCTTGCACATATTGATGGCCATAGAAATCATTAATATCTGATGATGTCAATGCGGCTAAATCAATTTTACAATCTTTTGATACTCTGTTATTGACCCAGTCTGATTCTTTACCAAAAAAAGCGATAAAATGCTTAAGATTATAGATATCTCTCATCCAAGTCCTGGAGCGATTCTTTTCATGAGCGACCCAGGGGTCAAACACATCAGCCAGTAAGATAGGTTGCTGTTCATCACTAGGAGCATCTAATACCACTGGTTCTAAACCATGCTTAAGATTAAAAGCCTTGTTTTGAGCTTGAACATATCGCAGTTTAACCTGGGTGACCGTATTACTTTTTGAATCACCTAATGCGATAAATTTCTCACTACCTTCAAGAACAAATCTGTAATAATAGGCTATGTAGCCTTTACGGACCTTATTTTGAAGGTTTGGTAGGTTTATCTTCTTCATTACAAGTATTCTCCATTTATGTTCGTTACTTTATCAATGCATTCCTGGAGAGTCTTTGGTGAATTTGCATAGATTGGTCTATAACAATTCCATTTGGTATAACAGACGACCTCTAGTTCATCTTTGAGAGTTGCACATGGTCGGCATATCGGAGTGAAAACGATATAAGGTTCATACCGAGGAGTTACCTTACTGGAGTAATCTATTTTAACTATGATTGCTACGATGATATTTTTTCTGCTGTCATGCACACTGTACCATTTCTCACCATCTTCAGTGTAACAACCTGGAATATTATCAATTTGGCAATCTATGCCATATCGACCCTTCCTATAAGCCTCAGGTATATCACTGTAATTGATTCCCGTAATAGTCAAATCGTAGGGAATGCGTTCATTAAGTGGGTCTTGAAGGAGGTTAATAACTTTTCTATATTTACTCATTTTGCTGTCCTTTTTTTATTTTATTAATTAATTGTCACCTAAAAAATAGCGGCCTAATTCTATTGCTTCATTTACTTTTACAAATTCAATCCATACTCTTCTATGTTTCCAAGCTAAGCATCCCCTCACACCTCTAGTTGTATGCAAGTCGACAACAACTCCATTATCAATATCTTTTTTAATCTTTGATAATGACTTTACTGGGACATCTAAAAAAGACTCTGCAACTTTTCTTGCTATCTTTAAATCATTAAATACACCTACAACTTGTCCTTCATTATTTTTGTTAATTACATGTAATAAAAACAAACTATCTGTTTCTTTCATGATGATTCTTCCTTTTCTTGAATTTTTAGTTTCCATAGACACTTAGTGTTTCGGCCCAGGAACCACCTGGGCCATCATCAGTATGGATATTTTAATGGACCTTGTAATCTAAATCCTCAAAATAACTATGTCCAATTGAACGTAGTAGGTCTGCTTTTTTTGTTCTTAGTTTCTTAATCTGTTCATCAATCTCAATCTGTTCTTCTATGCCTTTTATAACAGTTTCATAGGGATGTTCATGAGTAGGGTAGCATGTATCTAATTTCTCCTGATTACTGTAATCCCAGTCAGGTCCTAACCTTAATATCGCTTTCTTGGTAGATACAGTTCTATCAACCTTCTTAGGCCATTTGTAGTAAAGAACTTCCAACACTAGGCAAACGCTGTAACTGTTCCAGTTGGTGAAACGAAAGTCATACCCACCATAACCAAACTCATCTATATTTTTTAAGTCCTGGCAAGTGGCTTCAAGTGAGTCCGAGATTCTTTTTTCTAACTGAGTAAGCTGATGCTGTCTAAGCGTATTATCTTTCTTTTGTTTCCAGTTTTCCTTAAGCCATGGATTAACATTTTTGCCAATGTTCTGACAAAAAATATTTGTTAATAATGTCATCCAGATTTGATTGTGATTTAATAATATCATGTTGCTGTCCTTTTTTGTTTTAGTTATGATTTCCATAGACCCTGGGGTTTCGGCCTGGGAATCACCCAGGCCATCATCAGTATGGTTATTTTCCCAATCCAGCGGCAGACTTACCAACTAGCTTATAAGCCTTCCTAATCTCCATTCTAGCTAGTGCTTCACGAGCATATCTAGTAACATAGCCATCCTCATTAAATGCACCAGCATTACCCACAACTGGATAAATGTAATGTATTCCATTTATACCAATAACAAAATGAGACCTATCATCCTCAAGTCTATCACGCTCAGCTATCGTTTCTACTTGGTAAGGTTTGCCGCCTACCACGATAGTAGTATTCCAATCTGGACCTAGATTGTTGGTATGGTATACTGGTGAAAAACGAGCATTACCAGCTTCGATATCCTCATTGAATCTCGCCACTTGATATTCAATAGATTCAGGTATATCCAGAGTTTTAATTATTTTTAAATCATCTCTATCAACTGGGTTACCTTCATGAAAACCAAGACCGTGCTGTCTCTGTGCTTTTTCATGGTAAATACTGTCCCATAATTTACTGGTGAGTACAACTTCCCACTTATCACCTGGTAAAGCCCAACCACTTTCAGTGCTGATGCTTTTCGCAGTTTTTTTAAGCTGTAATAATGTGAATGTATCTTTTTTTAATTTCATGTTACTGTCCTTTATTTGATTTGTTTTAGTTTCCATAGACCTTTACGGTTTCGGCCAGGGAACTACCCTGGCCATCATCAGTATGGTTATTTTTTTGTGATTGTTATGTAGGAAGTCCCCCAGCTAGTAACACCATCGACTGGTCTTAGATTATGCCTGGCATATTTCTTATTTTCAGTCCACCCATTTTGAGGCTTACACCAGACACTGAAGTTTTTTTTCTTTAGCTTAACATATTGCTCAGTTTTATCCCATTCACAAATTTCAATACCGTTTCTTCTCTTGGCATCACTCTTACTCCACTCTCCATCAATCCTGATGTCAACATAATACTCAATCCCTAAATCACTGCGGCCATAATCAGTGTTAATAAAGGCCCAGGATTCTATATACTGTCTAACTTCATCAGGAGTCAGTGGGTAAACCCCTTCTCTCTCGCTACTACTCCCAGCAATTAGTTTAAGTTCATAATCAGTTGATTTATATATTTGTTCTTTCATGTTTACTGTCCTTTGTTATTTGATTGAGCCCTATGTTACAGTGTAGCACTTATATGTGTCAAGTAGTTTTATAAAATAATATTATTGTAAGGTAGGATAGTACTACACATATATATATAATCAGTGAATTTTACAGGTTTAAATCAGGTAAGTATGAGTAATAAAGGACAATTTCAAAAGGGACAATCTGGTAACCCACTAGGAAGGCCCAAGACATCCGCTAAGGATTTAGTAAGGATGCATCCACAGAAGAATGAGTTAGTACAGAAGCTGTTTGATGTAGCGATGGATGACCAAGACCAGAGGCAAGTTTCAGCCTGGCGGATACTATTACCTAAGATGGTCCCAGATTTAAAAGCAATGCAAATGGAAGTAGAACAAAAGAGTATTACTGGCGTGATTGTACTACCTGAGAAAGTAAGCTTAGACCCTAAGAAAGTTAGTACCCACAGCCAGAGTGAGGGCTCAACTATTTTACCTGGGCCAACTGATAATGATGAGGAGACAAAAGCCTCAGTGACTCGGGACAAAGTCGGGACAAATAGTTCGTCACCGAGGAAGAAAGCACGCTTAAACAGTGGGCCTGGCTCTGGAAAGAAGGAAAAGTAAGTTGTTAGATTATAATGTTCACGAACCTTTTAAATATCGCAAGGGGGCACTCCGCTCTTCGGGTCCCATCTGTCGCCAATATCATTAGGAGTCCCAGACAGAATATGAAATACTTTTTTATACATGTTTGAATCTTGCCCTAAAAAAAATAATACAAAATGTACTTTTGCCACATTTAGCACATGGCACCCACATAAGAAAAAATACACTGATACAACTTATCTATACTGCGGATTAGCAACTGGTTACGATAATCGGGTTAAAGCATTACCTAAATGTTGGAAAGACATGAACGCCTACCAAAAAACTAAAGTAAGAAAAGGTTATTAAATGAACTTAACAAAGCAACAAGCGAAAGCTATCTATCAATTTTATAAAACAATGAATCATCAAAATAGCTATGTAACAAATTTAGTTGCTATGGGTCAAAATAAAGAGGCTGAATGTTTGGCTAGGGGTATAGATAAAATTGCACATATAGCAAAAATAGAAGAGTATGAACCTATGCAATTCCCTTGGAGTAATTCAATTAAAAGACCAAAACCCTTAGATTTTCTCCCAGATTGGATATTCAATAAGTAATGCAAGTACATTGGGAACCACATCCAAGACAAGCATTTGCTTTAGCTAGACCTGAATTTGAAATAGCTTTTGGGGGCTCTCGAGGGGGTGGCAAATCAAGCTGTCTAATGGCATGGATGGTAGACCCAAAATATTTAAATAACCCCAACTTTAGGGGTCTTATCATAAGACGTAACTATGATGATTTGCGTGACTACATTGATAGGGCTACACAAATGTATAAGTACTTAGATGTTGAAGTAGTCGGTAATCCAGCAGAGTTTAGATTTCCAACGGGTGCGGTGATTAGAACGGGGCACTTAATGGATAAACAAGCATACCAAAAATATCAGGGTCATGAATATCAAAAAATGGGCATTGAGGAAGCTACTCTGATTGCAGATGAAGAAGATTATCTTAAGCTTATTAGTAGTTGCAGAAGTACTGTCGGGCTAACCCCCCAGATATTTTTAACATGTAACCCTGGTGGTCCTGGGCATAATTGGTTTAAAAGGCGTTTTGTAGATAATGATAGGGAAAAAACATACTATGACCCCGTTACAAGTAGGACCCGAATATTTATCCCTAGTAAGATTCAAGATAATCCTACATTAATGGAAGAAGACCCTGGATATATGGAAATGTTAAAGGGTTTACCAGATGAATTAAGACGGGCGTGGTTAGATGGGGATTGGGATGTGTATTACGGGCAGTATTTTTCTTCATGGCGTTATGATGTTCATGTGTGTGAACCATTTAAAATCCCCAGTCACTGGTATAAGTATCGTGGAATTGACTATGGTTTTAAAGCTCCATTTGCAGTTACTTGGTTAGCGGTAAGCCCAGAGAAAGATGTCTATATGTATCGTGATTATTACGTATCCGAATTAGAATTATCTGGCCATATAGATGCAATCAATGCAATGAGTGAAGGAGAAGAATACAGAGGCACTTTAGGCGACCCTAGTATGTGGATTCGTAACCCCCAAAGTATGAATCGTTCTGATGGTGTAGCTGGTAGCCATATGGCCATTGCAGATATATTAAGAAAAGGGGGAATTAATTGCATAAAAGCGAACAATAACCGCCTCAATGGTTGGAACCTTCTGCGTGAATATTTAAAATGGGATGATGCTAACCCTCCGAAGTTTCATGTATTTAAAACATGTCGCAAGTTTATTGAGACCTTGCCCATGTTGGTACATGATATTAGACGGCCAGAGGATTTAGATACAAAAGGACCCGACCATTTGGCGGACTCAACTAGATACGCCCTAATGAGTATTGGGAATCCTGAAGAGGAAGATACAAAACCATGGATAACGAAACTGATGCAAAGGTTCGAAATGCAAAAAACAGACACCCCAGGACTAAGAGGGTAATAGAACGGTTTGATTTTGAAAATGGAACCTGGCATAGAGTGGAATTATACGCAGATGATGAAGTGGTGGAAATGCCTCCTGACTTACGAGATGCATATATTGATATTATTACCAGTATCAGTGATATAATGTCTACTGGTTACACCAATAACGAGAGAAATTAAATGGCAGAACAATACCAACCAGGACACAAAGAAAAAGAATTAGTAAAAAAGATTCATGCGATGATGGACCTTGCTAAAAGGGCAAGAAATAAAACAACACAAGTCTGGCGTGAATCTGAAAAATTATATATGGGTGAACATTGGTCTGGTATGGATATGCCAAACTATAAAAATCAGCTTACATTGGACATGATAGCGAATGTGATTGATACTCAGATACCTATTATGTCCTCTAAGCCACCCAAAATTGATGTTATTCCCGTAGGGTCCACAGATGAATCAACATTTGTAGCTAAGACATTACAAGCTCAAATAGATGATTTATGGTACATGCGAGATATGGCAACTTTGGTTCCTGAGTGGCTTACAGATTACTTGGTGTATGGTACTGGTATTGTAAAGCTTAACTGGAATATGTATGATGACTTGCCAGATTGCGATATTGTGGACCCGTTTTCTTTCTATGTTAATCCTAGTGCTACAAAATTAGAAAATGCACAATGGATAATCCACATGGCTCCAAGGCCAATATATGAAATAAAAGAATTATTCCCAGAAAAGGGTAAGTATGTAGAGCCTATGGGAAAACTTGCAGAATACGAAGCATTAAAAATTACAGATGTTCAGCAAGGTGATAAAAACTTAGTCCAGGTAACTGATACTCAGGGGAAAGAAACTAACTACTTTGATGGTGAAACTGAAGCTATGCAAAACTTGGAAGAACGGTCCCTTCTGGTTGAAGTGTATATGAGAGACGGTAGTCTTGATTATACAGCAGAAGAAGGTACTAATAATGAAAAGGTTGGCAAACCAAAGTACCCAGGTGGGATACGAAAGATTTGCATGGCTAACGACATTATACTTTACGATGGTCCGTCTAGATATCAGTTCCTGGATAAGATGAATAGGTGTCCTTATCCATTTCCATTTGTTAGTATGAAAAATGGTGGGTCAGCACATTCATTTTGGGGTAAACCAGAACCTAAACGACTTAAAAGTATTAACCTTGCGTTAGATAGAATTGCTTCTCAAGTGATGGATAATATCCATTTAATGGCTAATCCTATGTGGGTTGTCGATGAGACTAGTGATGTTCAGGACCAAATAAACAATAAACCTGGTAGCATTATTCGTAAGCGAGGCCCTGGTGCTGTAAATATGATTCAACCATCTAGTATGCCTGGTTATGTTTTTAATTTTTACCAATTAATGATTGATATGTTTGAAACTGTGTCTGGTGTTAATAGGGCAACGATGGGTAAACAAGAGCCAAATGTTACAAGTGGTGTCCAAGCACAAACCTATCAAAAAGCGGCTACAAATAAGATTGATTTTAAAGCGAGGCAGTTAGATGCGGCCATGCAAGTCATTGGTCAAATGTGGATTGCTATGATTAAGAATATGGGGACTGAAATGCATTCTTTGTCTACAACAGACGGTGAAGGCAATGCCGCTGAAGTAAAATACACTGGAATGGAATTTAATGAGACCGATATGATGGTTCGGGCAAGGATTGGTTCTATGTTACCCGATAATCGTGCTTACGTTGAAGAAAAAATATTATCTTTAGCTCAGGCTGGATTGATTCAGGACCCAGAATATATTTTATCCAATATGGAATTACCTGGTATTGAGCGATTAATTAACCAGATGCGTGAACAGAAACAGCAACAACAAGCTGGGCCAGAACAATTTGAAGGGATGAGTGAAGATGAAATATTTGAACAGCTTCAAGCTAATCCAGAATTAATGAAACAAATGGAAGGAAAATAGTTATGCCTGAAATAGATGGAAAAAAATACAGTTATGATTCTCAAGGAAAAGAAGATTATAAAAAAGCTTTAAAGAAGAAGAGGAAGAAAAAATTAAAAAAGATAAAAACAAAAAAAATAGATAGTAGAGAACATTGGGGTGTGACTGCATCAGCAACAATAGCACAAGCAGCAGCTATGAAAGGTAAGAGTAAAAAAGAGAAACGGAAGTTACTTGGTAAAATGGTTGCTGGTAACTTAATTACACAAGGGGTCTTATCTGGTGGTAAAAAAATATATAATAAGGTTGTAGATAAGGTTAATAAAAAGCGTGGATATAAAAAATGAAAAAGAAAAAACGTAAAACAACTGTTGGTTTAATTATGACATCAAGGCATGATTCAAAAACAGTCAAAGTAAAAAAGCTTAAAAAAAAGGCTAAAGTAAAGTTAAAGAAAAAACCTTCTAAATCATCATATTGATATTTTGATAGTTCTGCAAGCTTTGCAAAAATTTAAACATCATAGGAGAATAAATGTCAGAAGAAATACTAACTAGTTATAGTGGTGTCACTTTAACGGCTGATGAGGTTAATTCATTGACTGATTCAGATAATTCGCCTATGGAGCAAACGGGTACGTTACAGTCCCAAGATGTTGCAAGTCCTCAAGAGGACCAATCAGAACAACTAGAATCTGTACAACAAGAGGACCAAGAAGAAGATAATTATTCTGTTGAGGAAATTGAAAGTCTGGAATTAGATGGTGAAAATTATGATATGGAAACCATTGCAGAAGCAATTAGTGCTTTAAAAAATAAATCAGATTGGCAAAAGACAAATACAGAAAAGGCTCAAACTATTAGTGAAGAACGTAAAGCTTTCGAAGCTGAACAATCTAAATGGAATAGTTTAAGGTCTAACGAGGATGCAATGGAAGCATTGAAAGATGTTTTAGATGAGGACCATCCTATATTTTCTGAAGGTCAAGCGGAAGAGATACAATCTCAGGACACGAAGGATTTAGATAAAATCCAGGAGTTGGAAGATAAGTTAAACAAGTTTACTGAGGCACAAGACCAGAAACAGTTGGAAGTAGAAGCCGACCAACAAGTTACTGCTGACCTTAGGCAACTAAAGCAAAACCATCCCGAACTTGATGACCAGAACTTAATGGATGAGGTAATTACCACAGCCATAGATAGAGGCTTTACTGGTGTCGAGGGCTTAGAGGATGCTTTTGTCTTAGCATATCATTCATCAGCTGAAGACAGTGCTTTTAAAACCGCAGTTAGTCGAGTTAGAAACGCAAAAGCGATGAAGAGTGTACCTGAACCAAAAGGTGCTGTTAAGGGTCAACACACAGAACCCGTCAGTAAACCTAAAGGTTATAGGGAAGCTAGAACTGATGCGTTGAAAAACTATAACTTTTTTGAATAATAGGAAGATAATAATATGAGTATAAGTCCCGACAGCTTAAGTGCTGTAACAAGAGACAAATTTATACCCGTTCTTATTGACAACATTTTCAACAGTAATATCTTAACATTTAAGATGTTACAGAACTCTGAGCCGACAGCCAGTGGTAACAAAGTACTTCAGCCGATTGAATACGCTAAGTCTGGTGCCAAAGGTTTTTACAGTGGTTATGATGTTCTTGATACGACTCCACAAGAGTTGTTCACAGATGCATCTTACGACTGGGTTCAGTGTCATGCTTCTATTACCTACTCAGGTAAAGAGCAAGCGTTGAATAGTGGTGCCGAAAGGGTAGTCGATTTGATTTCTGCTAAAGTTAAAAATGCAGAGAAATCACTTAAAGACCTTTTTGGTAGCCAGTTGTATAGTAATAATACGGGTTCATCAGTTAGCACTCCAGCGGATGCTGAGAGTGATGGCTTTTTAGGATTGCAACATATCTGTGCAGTAGACCGTTCCTTAGGTGGAATTAATTCTACAACATATACATGGTGGGATTCTAATGTTAAAGCCGCTACTAGCGGAATGAGCTACACACAAGCTGTAACATCATCTCATGCTGATTTTATCCAAGGATATATTAGAGAGATGTATGGTAACTGCACTGTAGATAATGATGCTCCAGATGTCATTGTAACCACTCAGGTTATTTTTGATGCTTATGAAGAGTCATTGTCTGCACAGAAGCGTTTCGGTGCTTCTAGTGAGTCATTAGCTGATGCTGGTTTTAATAACTTGTTGTACAGAGGTACACCAATTGTTGTTGATGACCATTGCCCAGCTGGACACATGTATTTCTTGAACACTAAATACATCAAATTTAGACATCATGGTTCAAGAAACTTTGCGTTCCAGGGCTTTTCTAAACCCGTTAACCAAGATGCTTCAGTTGCACAAATCCTATGGTTAGGTGCTTTAACTGTAAGTAATCCAAGAATGCTTGGGAAGATTACTGGTCTTCCTTCAGCTTATTAAGGGAGTAGAATATGGCAATAGCACAAACTCAAGCTGACAAAAAGTCTGCTGGCATGATATCAAAAGATGTTGAAGGTATATCAGTATTTTCATTAGGTGGTGTTGATTTCGCCACTGGTACTGGAGCCCCAGCCGCTGGAGATATGCAAGCAAGTCCTAAGGGTTCAATGTACTTAGACACTGCTCAACCTGACCTTTACTGCAAGAAAACAGCCGCTGGTGTGGCAACAGTAGTATGGGAATTGGTAAGTGCCCAATCATAATAGCTAAATAAAGAGATAGAGTTAATCCCTGGTCCTTACGGGCCAGGGAACTCTTGAATAATATGACAAGAGCCCAAATGCATGTAAAGCTAGGTCTTCGATTAGAAGATACTGGCGAAAACAATTTTAATACAGCTACGAAAGATAGTGCTTTAAATACAGCACAGCGAATGGTAGCTAATTTTTTACACGAAGCTTATTTAACTGAACTAGAATTTAAAGACACAGTTTTAATTACTGGAAATACTGGGCTTATTCAATTAACGGGAACTGGTAGTTACCCGAATGACTCAAATCTATCTAATGAAAAACCTATTCGCAACAGCGTTAGAGCTGTTCAATTTTATACCAATCCCAATTATAGATATGGCATAAAAATCCCTTTTTCAGATGTTAAAAAACTAGAGAATGAATATTTAGGTGCAGATACTTTAAACCCAGTGTTTTGGGTATTTGGTAACAATTTACATTTTAGGCCTTCAGGTCCAACTACTGCAATTATATACTATCTTAAAACTCCTACAGATATAGCTCCAGTAGTAGGAAGCACAGCTGAAGTGCAACCAATTCTTAATTCTGCATTGCACGACATAATGATTGACTTAGCTGAGGCAGAGCTATGGAGAATGGATAATAAGGTAGATAGGTCTCAAGTAGCAAAATCTTCAGCAATGGAACAAATAAAGATGTTAAATGATAGATATGCAATTGAAGCACCAACGGGGGTAAACGGATGAATTGGGATACACTAATTCAAAGAGCTTTGGTCCCTTTTGAAGGTCGAGCTGGACAATTAGATAAAAGAGCTGGTTTATATGTTGATGAAGCCCAGGAAGATTTTTCCATGCATACAAGATGCTATGTTAAAAAAACGCATATGTACATAGCGGCTGAAAAGACTTATATAGATTTACCATCAGGATTTATAGAGCTTGCGGACCATCCAATTTTTAAAGGTAGATGCTTAACTAAATCTGCTAGTAACAGTTTTAATTATAGTAAAAGCTCAGAAACAAATCGATTTAGGACTGGTTCTACGAGAGACTACTATATTGAAAACAATAGATTATACTTTCTGCCAAGACCTTCAACTGCTGGAATATTAACACTTACATATGTTGCTATCCCAGTTAGTCTTCGAACAAGTACTGGTTTAAAGCAATTGAGATTTGATAATATAGTATCTGAATTCTTTGATGTTAATGATGTGATTAAATCTAGAGCTGGTGCTTCAAATACGACATCTTCTGTAGGCACAATAAAAAGAGTTGAATATGAAGATACTCTTTCTGGTGTCTTGACTTACAGCCCGACAACAAATGGGTTTGCAGTTGATAATGAAGATTTTTTTGTTTCAGGTCCAGAATCTGCTCAATATGAAAGTTCTTTTGGAGTGAATTGGGATAGTTTTATCACTACCTGGAATAATTTAGGTTTTGGTGGTATGGCTAAAACTCAAGGCGGCCATTTTGATTATACGGAGTCACAACCAATAATTCCAGATGTCTATCATATTTATCTTACTGATTATGTAAAGGCAATGATTCATCAAGACCTTGGGAATACAAAAGAATTTAGAACTCATTATGAATTATATGTTGTAAACAGAGAAAAAGCGAGGTCTACTGTAGCTAATGCCGCTCATGACCGCATGAGTTTTGTTGCGGATAGAGTTGGTGTTGGAATTATATAATGTTACTGGAGATAAAGGACTTTAAAGGTATTGCCACTCAGGCAGACCCTAATGATTTGGGGTTAGAATTTGCATTTTCTAATGAAAACTTTTTATTAGATACTCCAGGGTCATTAGTTAAAGCAAGGGGTAGAGGTTCTCACACTGACATTGCAAGCACAAGAATGTCGTCATTGGTTTACTGGTCACCTTCCAATCTTAAAACAGATGGTACAGCGATTACTCCTACTTGGATAGGATACGATGCCCATAGCGATATATTAAGGCTTATAAGCGTAGATTTTACGACAGTCACTAATTGTATCACTTATTCATCAAATAAGCCAGGAAGCTTTGATTTAAGGGACCATGGGGTAGATTTTAGATTAGCTCCAGATAACTTAAATCAGAAACCTAAAATATTACAGCATATCAGTAGAAAGTTTTTTGAAGGAGCTGTTACAATTGATGATTATGTATTCCAAGATGCTACTCCTACTTACCCAGCGGATAATGAAATGTTTTTAGATTCGGCAAGTGAGTTATTAGTTGGAGCAAATACGGGACTTTCACTAGCGGCTAATAGTTATAATTATAAAATTTCTCCTATCTTTGATGGTCTTCAAGAATTGCCATTATCAGATAGTTTTTTAAATATAACGCCTACACTGGCAACAAAGGCTGGTAAGGTAACAGTTTCATTTGCTAATCAAACTAGTTCTGGGACCGCACCAAATAAGACATATGGATTCAATCCAAGAATTACAAGTTTTAAACTATATAGAGAAATAGCTAGTAGTGGTCACTATTATGAACTTTTAGAGGTTCCAATTAACACTTTAAATAATAGTGCTAATGTAATTACTGATGGTAGCGTTGATGGTACAACTGCATTACAAAGTGTTGATTATGTATACAGTAGCTCTTTTATTGATAGTTATAGTTCTCTTTCTGCTAGTGATGGAATATTTAGTATGCCTGATGCTACGATGTCGGTTGCTTATAATAATATGACGGTTGCTTGGTATATCCTTATGCGAGATAGTAATGGCGTGTTAGACAGTGTAAATAGCCCAACTAACAGCCCTTCTGTTTTTGGTGGTGTAACTGGTACAAATAGCAGTGGAAACATATGGACATTTAATGCGAGTAATGGTCCATTAAATAATTCCACATGGTTAGCTCAGTTAGCTCAGGGAATTTTACCAGTTAATGCTAATCCATCCGAATCAAATAGACATTACAACTTTAATGAAAAATGTCAAATACTACGAGTGTATTACGGAGAAAGAACATCGGATAATCAGTCAGCTTTTACTGGTAGCCCTACATCTACAGTAGATATTATTAATACTGTTTGGCACAATAAAGCGATTGTATATAGTATGGCAAATAGTAAGCGATTTGGGCCTGGTGGAGCTAATGGGAATATAGCTGTTGACGATAGTGGTGGTCAGCATATTGTATTAGATAGCGTTGGTAAAGCTGTGAAGCTTGAAAGTACTAGTTCATTTAGTAACGGTGATGTTCCTGATTTATTTAAAAACTATGTAATTACTGTGGGTTCTACGAATACAACTATTGACATATACGACACTGGATACACGAATGGAGCAGTGCAACCATACGCAGATGAAATCATATTAAATACTAGATACAAATACAGTCAAATGATTGGAGATAGATTATTTGTTGGCAATGTTCAATTAGACCCTGATGGCAATAAGGAAGACCATCCAGATTGGGTAATGTATTCAGAGCCAAATCAGCCAGATATCTTACCGTCAATAAATTATATACAAATTAAAGACCAGCAAGGCGGATTTATTACTGGTTTAAGTAGGGTTTTAGATAATCTTGTTGTTTTTATGACTCGGGGGGTATTTAGACTTGATGTTAGCTCAAGTGAGCCATCGCTCTATACTTTAATGGAAGCAGATAAAAACCTGGGATGTATTGCTCCTAAGGGTATAGTGAATGTAAAGGATAATTTATTTTTCTGTGCAAGAGATAATATATATCAAATATCTCCAGATTTTAGATTTACGCCTATTAGTCTCCCTATTAGAGATACCTATCAAAACACTGCCAATTTAGAAAGTAGCTCTATTATTCATGACATTAAAAAGAATAGGCTTTTATGCAAGTTTGGAACGGGTGTACAAGTACAGTATAGTTATGATTTAGAAAATCAGTTATGGACAAAAATTAATTTTAATGATGGGACTCATAAAGCCGCAGATTTTTTTGCAATAAAAGATAATTTAGATTTGTATAGTGTACGAGTCTTTGACGCTAATCCGAGTCCATAATGGCATTTGTAACACAAGTAAGAGAAATGAATAATAGTTCGAGTACTGAATTAGTTCAAGCTAAGTATCAAACTGGTATTATAGATATTAGTGGTAAGTATGATAGAGTAAATATTATAAGAAGGGTCAATCTTCATTATGATAGTGCATCTATTATTACTTGTAAGGCTTTTGCAGATGGTGAATTAACTGGCACAGCTTTATTTACAATTACATTCCCAGCTAATAATAGTAGCGGTAGTAAGATAGTAAGTAGGAGACCTATAGCTGGAGCTAGAGCAAAAGCGATTTCAATCTTGCTGGAGACTGCATCGGATGTTAATACAACAACTATTAGAAAATTGGAGATAGATATAGATGGCTAGAATAAAATTTACAAATTTAGAAGTTGATAAGAATGTAAGCCAACTGGTAAAAAACGTAAAACAAAGAGCCCCAAAAACAAGAGTGGTAAGTGGTATTGTATCACCAGCAGATATTACACCTGGTGAATTTGTATTTACTACAGTTAGAAAGGGGCAAGATGGTCCTACGGGCCCATCAAATGATGAATCAAGAATTTATTTTAAAGATAACGATGGTAGCACATTTGTGTTTACTGGAACAAAGATAGGATAATATTATGTCAGACCCCTTAACAGCTGGATTATATATGGCGGCACCAGGAGCTTTAGACTCTCTTGGTAAGATGTTTCGCAAAACCCCACAACAAAAAATTAGTTCTGATACAACTGCTTATTTAAACAAACTTAGAAATGTCAGTAAGGAGGGCCTATACGGTCAAGACGTTAAAAACGAAATTGGGACCGATATCGCTCAGGCTAGTAATAATACGCAAAATGCAATTCGTTCTACAGCTGTAAAGCAAGGAATAGAAAATAGCGGTGTTGTAGCTCAACAACTTATTAAAGAAGGTGGTCAAACAACTTTGCAAGCGGCTAAAATGGCAAAGCAAATAGCAAAAATGAACGAAGAAAGTAAGTTGGCGGCTGGTAGGGAAGCGGCAACAGTAGGTCAGAGCATAGAAGATATAAAGTACAATAACTCACTATTGAAGATGCAAAGGAAGGATGATATTTATGGTGGTCTTTTTGATGCGGCAAGTACTGGGATATCTGGCTTTATGCAAGCAGATGCTTTAAAGACTCGTAATACTCAACTAAGTAAAATATTAAGTAACCCTAAATTGGCCAAGGCTTTTGCTGAAGCTCTAGGAGAGGTGTAATGGCTAACGGTTATATGGAAGCGTTACAACGCAAAAATAATCCTTCTCAAAATATGAAAGGTGTCTCGGTAGGGGTACAAACAGATATTGGTAAGGAAGCTGATGGTCTTACGGCAGATGAACAAGCTATGATTGATAACCTTATTAGTACTATGTCAGATAAAGACAAGTCATTTTATAAAAGGGAAGTCAGGTCTAAAATGCGTTCTATAGAGGCATCTGGTAAAAAAGTGGATAAGAATTTTAATTACCGAGCTAAGCCCAATACTTTAAGAAATGAAAAAAATAGAAAAGCGTATGAAGACAATCTTAAAATAATGAAGAAGAAGACAGTGGCTGATGAAAAAGCCAGTGCATCAAAAATTGAAAAAGACAATAATAAGGCAATTTCTAAAGCTGAAAAAGAAGCTAAATCAAGAGACGATATTAAAATTGATTTAGACGTATTTAAGAAAAATGACGAATTATTTAGATTGAGTCTAAAAGAGTTAGAGTCTAAAGCCATGGACAATACTTTTGCTGGTGGAGGTCTTAGTGAACGGCAACAAGCCGAATTAGATGAGGATAAGAGATTAGCTGGTCGAAAGTATATGGCTGAAAAAAATTACATGTTAGAAAAAGCCATTGAACAAGCATATAAAAAGTTTAATAACGACACTAAGAAAGTATTGGAATTTTTCGAAAGCAAAGGTCTTGGAAAAGAATTTAAAAGAATCACTAATCGGGACCCTAATCAATAATGTCTGATTGGCGTGAGTTAGCAAGAGAGTATTTTAAACAAGACTCAATAAAGAGTGCTGAATCTCAAGGTTCCCTTGTTGATAATATTCTTGGTGCTGAAGAAGACCCAGAAGTATTTATTGAACCAGAAGACCAATTTGGATTACCAAAACAGCTAAGTACTATTGCTGGTTTACGCAAAAAAGGTTTTAACAATGCCAGAATTTTTAAGGCAATGGAGCTTGAAACAGCTGAACAAGATAAATCTTTTACACCTGAAGCTGGACCTAGTTTAGAAGAAGATAGTAAACCAAAATCTAAACCTTTATTAAAGAATCGAAAAAGGTCATTAGGTCGCAAAGCGGCTGAACAATTTAGAAGGACAGCTACTAGTAGTAAGCTTGACCAAATGTACTACCTCTCTTTTACAAACCAACCTGGTTCATTACCATTGTCAGAAGTCCAAGAACTAATTAATGAATACGAAGAGATGGTAGAGCGAGACCCAATAGAAGCAGAGAATTGGGCAGAATATATTTTTAATGCTACGGGTGGATTAGCTGGTACAATGGCAGAGGGTCTTAAAGCTGGTATTCCTTACGCTACTGCTGGTATGGCTGGTGCGGCAATAGTGGGAAGTTCTCCGCCATTAGCGGCAGTGCCAGAAGAATTTGTAACAGTGCCTTTAGGTGCTGGAACTGGTATGGCAATAGGCTCTACTATATTTTGGCAACAGCAAGGTTCTGGAATGATGTTACGAAATATGATAGATAGAGGTGTTGATGACAACACAGCTATTATGTTATCGTCATTAGGTGGGGGACTTTATGCCGCAATAGAGCAAATGCAAATTGCAAGACTTATTCCAGATGGCGTGCAAAAGGAAGCAAATAAAGCTATTACAAATGGTGTAATTAAATTTATTAAAAATGCTTCTGATAGGTATGGTAAAGATTGGGCGAAAAATATAGCCGAGGAAGAATTACAGCTTGCTGTAGAAGTTGTAACTACTGAATTAGGGGCTCTTTTAGAAGGGGTTGAACTAAGAGAGGCAAAAAGCATTTGGGAAGAAGCTATTGAAACTGCTAAGCAGACAGCGGCTGGATTATTACCAATGTATGGTGGAAAAGCGGTAGTTAATTCTGGAACATCAAAAATTAATCAAATTGTTGGTGGTCTTGTAGACACTAGCAAAGAAATGGAATTACCTAATCAGGTATCACCAGAAGAAGCAATCACAGTTGAAACGCAAGCAAAGCAAATCAATGATGATGAAGCCAATGATTTTAATATAGCATATAACAAGGAAGATGACGGGTCGCAAGAATTCACAGAAGAAGAGATGACAAACACTTCATACGATGTTGACCTTAATCAATTTCCAGTAATAAGAGAGGATGAAAATGGACAAAAAATCTACGGAGGCAAGGTTAAGGGAGAGAACGATGATAAAGGCAATATTACCATCAATAGCTCAGCGGATAGAAGCACACTTCTCGAAGAAACCGTTGAAGCAAGACTTAAACGACTCCAAGCCAGCAAAAATGCCGAAGACCAAGCCTTAGTTTTAAAAATCAAAAATTGGACTGATGCTGTTCGAAAAAAAGCTTTAGAAATGGGCTTAAATCTTCGTTTTACCGACTCAGTGGAAGGTGACATCGAATTATTTTCTGATGTGATTGTATACAGCATAGGGGGCTTTAAAGGGCTATCGAAAGATTTTGAGGGTGTAACATACATCCCAGAGGGTCTTGCGAAGGAATTTACCGATAAAATGGGTGATATGAGCGATGGTTCTAAGATTTTTGACATGTTGAAAGGTGGCAAATCTAAAACAATTGCAAATAGGAAATTTAGGAAAGGTGTTGATGCAGAAATTGCAAGTCAAACAGAAAGCCAGCCAGCCAATCAAAGACCACCACCAGCTAGGCCAACAACTAAATCAAAACTGCAAAAGAAAACCAAACAAATGGTCCCAGGTGAAAACATAGAAACACCAGCATTTAAAAAATGGTTTGGCAATTCAGTGGTCCAAAACGATGGGGTCCCAGTTACTATGTATCATGGTTCCCCTTATAGTTTTAACAAATTTGCAACAGATGAAGATGGTATTAGTTGGTTTGGTGATGACCCTGAAATTGCAAATGTTTACGCTGAGCAAAGAGTTAGAGGCTTACAAAATGCGGATTATAGTGGTGCTGAACAAGTTTATCCAGTTTATTTAAAAGTTGAAAACCCACTGATATTAACTAAAGATTTAAATGATATGGTTTCTATAGACGAGTTTATAGAATTAACTGGAGTAGAAATTAAGGGATTGACTGATTTTATAGAAAACAATCCCCCATCAGCGGTTGAGTCTCCATCTCTTTGGGAATACTTAAATGACTCAGGGGTTCAAAAAGAAATTCAAAAAGCTGGTTATGACGGTGTGGCTGGTGTAGAAAGTCATGGAAATAAAGATGTTAGCTTAAATGCAATTATGCAAGAAATAATGCAAGAGGATAATCCTCTTACTGACGTAGAAATTCAAAAAAGGATACAAGCCGCACAAGATATAAAATTTGCAACTATGGCTGTATTTAATAATGGCCAAATAAAATCAACATTTAACCAGGGAACTTTTGATGAATCAGATTCAAATATATCCTACCAACTAGAACCAGCTGTAATTGAAAAAGCAGTTGGGTTATATCCTGATGTAATGAGCAGTAAGGATAAAAAAGACAGATTAAGATTAACTGTCGATAGGAGAAAAAAAGACCCAACAATTGGAAGACAAAATAATAATAGAGTAGAGATTGAGTTGAAAAACGGTGGGGTGATGATTCTAGGAAGAGATAAAACACCTGAAGACTGGATTAAACAAGTTGAAAGTGTTTTAGATGAAGATGAAATAAAAACATCCATGAATTGGTATGAAGATGCATACCCAGCATTTGTTGATGAATTTGGTGAAGAAGAGGCTGTTAATTATATGGTAGCTTGGTTACTGGGAAATGTCCAAGCAAGCCCACAGCAAGCATTATCAAACACCTTTTTAGGTGCTGAACAATTGCGTGCCGAATTAGCTTCATTTAAATCACCTGGCACTGGAATGGTGGCAAGAAACATTAAAGCTACTTTAGCTGGTGTTAGAGCAAAAACGGGTGCTGGTGCAAAATTATTTGATTTTCTTGATTCAGCTTTAGGTAAAGATACTAGAACTATTATGCAAGACGACCCAAGAGGTTTAAAAGCTGTTGCAATAGATAGACACACTTTTAGAGATGCTGGCTTTATAGATGGTGCTATTAGAAACATTTTAATGCGATTAGCAAAAGACCCAGAACAAGTAAAAAGATTACGGTATGACTCTAGAGGTTCATCACCTAGTGACACTCAATATGAATACGCAGTTCAATATATGAATGAGCTTACAGACCAATTAAATGAAATGGGGTATATGGGCGGTAATCTTAAACCTCACCAGGTCCAGGCTATTGGTTGGACTGCAATTGCTAGAATGTCTGAATCTTCAGATGGGCAATCTATACCAGATGCAATTAGTCTACAGAAACCAACAATAGCATTTGAATTAGCTTTTGGTGCTAATACTCCATTTGCACAAAAATATGGACCAGCATTTTCCAAGTTACCTTTAAAGAAACAAATAGCTGTAACTGATAAAATAGTACGAGATATAGTTCCTGAATTAGCAAAAGAGCTAGGTTTAAAAGTGAACTCTATATCAAGTAAAGGTTTAGGATTTTGGGGTGATGATGCTAATGCGAACGCTACAGTAAATGTTAGAGGTAGTAGTCAAGCGATTAAAGCTTTAATGAATTCGATTGGTTTATTATTTCAACAAGATGAAATCGGATTATTAAGTAGAAGTCCAAATCAAAGTGGATTAGGCATGATATATAGTCATGATGAATTATCTAAACCTGAAATGCAAAAAGCAGTATATAATATATTAAGAGAAGAGACCGATAGTAACTTTACTCCTGGAGCTGTAACGGAATTAGTAAATAATAAACCATCATTATTTGTTGGTACTTTTACAGAAAAAAAAGATTTTGCATCTAATCATAAAGATAATGTAGAAAAAGCTTTAGAAAGAATTAGGACCGAATTAGGATTAGAATTAACTTTGAGACCAGCTGGGACAAAATATGAAAACACAAAAAATAACTGGACAAGAGACAATAACGGTAAACGGTATAGAGATTCCATTCTTAAAACCCACCAATCCGTTCTACTCGAAAGGCTCGACAATCATTATGGGCCAAAAATCGAAAGAAGACTTGAGTCAACCCTCAAACGAAACTCCGAACAACAGCGAAAAACTAGACAGTTAGTACCTGACCCAGACTTTGCCGCAGAGGTACGAGCGGCTGAGCAAGTAGATAAAACCCTCGAAATATCAGATAGAACATTATCTGATTATATTCAAACCTTAATATTCGACAAACTACATCCAGTAGTATCCTGGCAAGGTGATATTCAGTCTAAATTTTTAGGCGACAGAAGAATAAGAGACCATCAAAATGTTAACTTAGCTACTGAATTATTTATTGGTAAGGTCCCAGAAATTATACGGGATTTTAACAAAGAGATGATTGACAGTAAGAATCCTGATAGTTTTATGTCTAGGCTTGTCAATTCAGGAATCTCTTCAGAAGATTTTAATTTATACCTTCACGCCTTACATGCCCAGGAACGTAATAATTATGTTGCGAGTAAAAGGGAAGACATGCAAGATGGTGGTAGTGGTATGACAAACCAGCAAGCTAAGGACACCAAAAGAAAATTAAATAAAAAGTATGGCCTTAAAAAAATAAGAACTTTTTCAAAAGAGTTTAAAACTAAGGTTATTGATGCTTCTCTGGATAGGAGATTAGAGGCTGGATTAATTGACCAGGAGACATATGACACCTTAAAAAATACCTATAAAAATTATGTCCCATTATTTAGAGTCGAGGATAATAAAGAAGCTATTATTGAAGAGTCTAAAAGAAGGACTTCTACTTTTGATGTAAAAGGAAAAGAGTTTCAGAGGTCTTATGGTAGTGAAAGGGAAGTTGAAAATATTTTAATTAGTTCATTAGAGCAGTATCACAGTTCTGTAGTTCGCTCTGAAAAGAACCTGGTTAATAAAAGACTTTTAAGTTTGGTCGAGTCTTACCCAAGTGAATCTTATGAAGTTATTGGAGTAAAGCATAAGCCAGTTTATGATGACCAGGGTGAAATAGACCACATGATACCACTTTCTTCAATTAAAAATTCTGAAGGTGTTGCCGTTAATCCAGATGACGTAATCCATGTAAAAGTAGATGGAAAAGTAAAACAGATTATTTTTAAAGGGGCTAGTGGTCAGCAGATTGCTAGAGCAATGAAAGATATCGGTTCAACAAAAGCTATTCCAATGCTAAATAAAATTAATAATTATTTACGTTATATTAATACAATAGCCAATCCTGAATTTATCGTAACAAATTTTGTTCGTGATATCCAAACTGCTGGAGTAAATATTAGTTCTGAACAAGGTAACGATGTTTTAATGCAATCGTTATCTCCCAAGAATTTGGGTAAAGCCTGGAAAGCTGTTTATAATGTTGTTCAAAATGAGGATATAGATTCTGAATGGGCTCAATTATACGAAAGAATGAGGAAAGCTGGTGGTAAGACTGGTTTTTTCGATTATGAATCTATAGAAGACAAATTAAGTACTTTAGAAGCTGACTTGTCAAGAGTAGAAGAAAAAGGCATTGGGGTTAAGTCTGCTGGTAAATCTATTTTAGGTTTTGTGGAAAGTTTAAATGAGGCGACAGAATCAGCAGTAAGACTGACATTATTTAAATCAATGTTAGATAATGGTTACAGTGAAGAGCAAGCGGCTAGTGGAGCAAAGAATGTTACAATCAATTTTAATCGTAAAGGTCAATTAGGAAACATACTTAATTCTGCATATCTATTTTCTAATGCTGGATTGCAAGGAAGTATTAGAATACTTGGAGTATTAAAAAACTCATCAAAGGCTAGGAAGCTTGTAACTGGTCTTGCGGCATTTGGTTTTACTGAGGCATTTTTAAATAATATGGCAAGTGAAGACGATGATGAATATGCAAAGCTTAGTGATTATGAAAAAGATAACTATTATATAATGAGATATGGCTCTGGAGATAAATACTTTAAAATAAGGCTACCTTACGGTTACAACGTATTTAAAGTCGCTGGCAATATAGCTGGTGATATGGCCTGGGGGCAAATGAAAGGTAAGCCAGTAGATACTGGTAGGCAAATGGCAAGGTTATTATCTGCTATAAATGCATCTTATAACCCCTTAGGTTCAGGTCCATCACTGCAAATGATTGCACCTACTGTTCTAGAACCGTTTGTTCAATTGGGAATGAATCAAAACTTTTATGGTGGTCCCCATAAGCCAGAAAACCCATACGGCCCTAATAAAGCAGAAGTTGAAAAATATTGGGGAAAGACTCCAGATATATATAAACATGTAGCTCAATACAGTTTTTTAAAGACTGGCGGTAGCTTGACATATAAAAACGATGGTTCTATCAATAATGCTGTAAGGGCTAGAGGTCCAGTAGGATGGCTTGGAGATACGAGTCCAGAAACACTTGAATTCTTTGTTGATTATTTAGGTGGCGGATTAGGCAAGTCACTTGTTCGCACAGTAAATACTGCTGGCGGCCTGGTTATGGGAGATGCTGATATGAGTAAAGCACCATTCATTAGGCAATTCTATGGCAAGACAGCAAAAGACTCAGAAAAACGTATCTTATTTGAATATGAGAAAAATATGGGCATGACCTTATATAGTAGTAAAGAAAGGACTAAGTATCAAGCTTACCTACATCATTTTTATCAAAAGGGTAATCTAACAAAAAAAGATTATGATAAAAGGAATGCGGCATTCATCAAAGCTCAAAACGAAGCAACCGAAACAGTAAACAATTCAAAAAACAGAATTAATAAAACATCGAAAAAGCAATAATTATGTTTAATACTTCTGCACAATATTAAAAATTTGGAGTAACCATGGCCTCATTAATTAATAAAACACCAGCGGAAACTTATAAAGATTTATTAACAGTCTCCTCTGCAACAACAAATCAAGGATTAGAAACCAGTCTTAAAACTGTCGTAGATGGTGAAGGGGTAGAGTCTGCAATCCAGCTTTCTACTACTACATTAAAAATACCTACTGGTAAGACATTAGAAATAGCTGGAACACTTAACTCTGTTAACGCAACATTAACTGGCGATTTAACTGTCGGTGATGACTTAACAGTCTCTGACCTTATTTCAGGTTCAGCTATGACATTAACTGGTTCAGTTAGTGCTTTAAATGCAAACATTACAAATACGACCACTACAAATAATTTAATAGCTACATCAAATATAGAATGTGGTGGGGGTTATGGTAGTACTGGCATAAGAATTAGAGATAATGGAAATGTAGAAACTAATGGAAATATTGTTGCTGATGGAAAAATATTTGCTGGTACTCAATTTAATATTGGTGGTGGTGGAAGTGGATTTACTGGTTCTTCATCATCGCCAACTGGTTTAACCATAGACGAACATGGTAGAATTGATACAGATGAAATTATTGTTTGTTCAGCAGTAAAAACAACTTCAGGGCAAATTTCATCATCTGCGAACAACTCACCAAAAGTGAAATTAGATACTGCTACTCAAATTGCACTTACTGTAGATGATAGCGGTACGGATAAAGAAATTTTAAAAATGAAAGAAGACGGAGAAGCTACGTTTAAGAATAAAGCTGGTGATACAAAATTTACTGTCAAGAATGATGGCAGACTTGGCTTAAAGCCAAAGACAACAACAGAATTAAATGCTATTTCAGCTTCGGCTGGAGATTTAGCATTTGATAACACACTAGGGGTTTTCAAAATATGGAGACCTTAATCATAACAAGGAGATTGCACAATGGATAAGTTAACTCAACAAGAGATGGAGTTCGTAATTCAGGCTATAGCAAATACAAGCATCCAAGCAAAGGATTCTGCATTTGCTCAAGGTGTTCTTGAAAAACTAGGAGAAAGTTACCAAGCAATGGTAAAGCCTTCTGACAAGAGCAATAAGAAGTCTGCTAAATCGAATTCAGCACAAGTGAGTGCTTAACAAATGGCGTGGCGTGAATTAGCGGAAACGCTACAGTCAGCCAGTAAAATAGCATCTTCCCCAAGTTCGGGGAAGGTGCTTAAAGTCTCGGCTAATGGTACTGGTGTAGAATGGGCAACAGATGCTGGTGGTGCATTTCAAGTTGTAAGTGGTGAAGCTACTTTTAGTGGCAATATTAATTTAGGTGCTAGTTCTGCAAGAAAAATTGGTGACACTAGCGGTGACACTGTAATGATTATTGATTCTAGTAATCAAAAAATATATTTTGACATTGATAATGGTAGAACTCTTACAGTCGGAAACGGCAATGTTGGAATTGGAGCATCACCTATTAGCAATGTACCTCTTTTTGTTTCAGGCAAAATTAGAACTTCTGATAAATTAGAGTTATCGGGAAACAATCATTCAATTTCAACTACAACCCTTACTTCATCGGCTGGTTCTACAAATTTGTTTATGAAAATAGCAAATGATGTCGGAGGAGACAGAGGCATTGTATTTTCAGCTGGTGGTTCGAATAGAATGATTATTGAGGGTGGCGGAAAAATTGGCATAGGCACAATTACGCCAAGTGCTAGTTTAGAAATCTATAAAAACACTACTACTAATAACGATAAGTTACTTAGAATATATAATGGCAGTGGATTGCAATGGCAAATAGAAGGCGATGGTGCGATGAGTGGTTACTTAGGAAATTCTATAACTGCTGTTACAGAACTTAAAGGTGCTTGGCAAACTGATTTAAAAGTATCAGGTGGTGATGCTAGTAGTGAAGCTTCTGCTGGTGATGTGATTTTTAAAACAAATAATGCTGAAAAAATGAGGCTTAAAGGCTCTTCTTTAGGCATAGGCACAACCTCGCCCTTAGCTAAATTTCATATTAAAGATGGAACAGATGCTGGAATTATTCTTCAAGATAGTGGAGAATCTGCTGGTGTTGGGAATGCAAGGATTCGTTCTGAAGGTGGCGAAATAAAGATTGAAGGATTAAATGGTTCTTTTGCAACACATAAAACAATACTACAAGCAAATTTAAATACTGGAAATACAAAACTTGTAGGTGGTCAAGATGGATTATCTAGTGTTTCTGTAGGTGGAGTTATTGGAGTAAATAATTCTAATAATAGTGCTAGTGTAAGATTGGGGTACAGTTCAACTGATACAACATTTAGAATAATGGACAGTTCAGATGGTTCTACAAAATTATCTATAGCTAATACTACTGGAAATGTCGGCATCGGCACAACCTCGCCTAATGCTTTATTATCAGTTGGAGATAGTTTATCAAGTACTAGCACACCATCTTTAATTATTAATGACCATGTTTCTTACAGAGCAGAATTTGGTTATAGTGAGTCAGGTACTACTCAAATGTGGTTTAATAACACTTATGCTAATGAAAATGCAGTTATGCAATTTAGGATGGGTGGTAATAATAGAATGACCATTAAAAATACTGGAGAAATTGGCATAGGCACAACTTTGCCTACAGAAAAGCTCCATGTAGCTGGTAATATTTTATTGCCATTACATGCTAGTGCTACTAGTAACAAATTAAAATTAACTGCTACAACATCTGCTGAAATCTATGCAACTGGTTATGGAGATTTAAATTTAGTTGGTGGATTAAGCAATTATATTAGAAGTGCAAATGGCACAACTTTTAAAAGTGCTTCAAGTGGTGGCAGAGAAGTATATATAAAACATCAATCAAGCACTTCATCACAACTACTATCTTCTAATTTAAGTAATTTTTCTATTTATAGTGGTACTAGTGGTCACTTTGGATTTAACACAATTGGGAGTAGTTCCACTTATAATGCTATTACAAATGTGCATACTGACAACAATACTAGTGGTGTAAAATTTAATTACAGAACTGGTGGTACTGATACTGAAGCAATGGAAATTGGTAGTGATGGTAAAATCAATATTGGTAATGTAGGTGTAACTTCAGGTGGTCTTGCTCAGACTGCAAGTCTTCGTGCAAAAGGTGTAGATATTGATGAGTTAGTTTTTTCAGGGGGTAGTCCTAGATATGCCAATCATGTCTGGAAAAGCAATGGTAATAATGTAGATTTGGTCGGTAGAACATTTGGTGGTTCTACAATCACTTATGGTAAAATGATACTCGGTCAAAATACTTCCGATTTACATCAAATATTTGGTCTTGGTGGTTCTAATGTAGGCATAGGAACTGAAACTCCAGATGCTAACACAAAGCTTCATGTAAATGGAAATCTTAGATTAGCTGATAATAATTATCTTGTATGGAGTGGCGGTACAAGAATAATAGGACAGTCAAGTTATATACAAATGCAAACTGGTTCTGCTGATGCAATTAGAATTGATAGTAGTCAGCGAGTTGGAATTGGCACATCCTCGCCTACAGAAAAGCTCCATGTAAGTGGGGGTGATATATTAGTAGATAATGCTCGTGGTCTAAGAGGCCCAAGTGGTACAGAACAAATAAGATTTAATACTTCAGATGGTGTTTTAATTAATAGTGGTGGAACTTTAAGATTAAAAATTACACCTCAAGGTACTTTAGATTGGAGACCTGATGGCAGTAATTCTTTAATTTATTTTACTAATAATGGAAAATTGGGCATAGGTACAACCTCGCCAAGTCAAAAATTAGATGTTCATGGTCATGTAAACATTGCGAATAGTAGCGGTACTGGTCAATTCTTTTTCAACACTACTACTCAATCTATTATTTTAGGTAGTAAAACTTTTATAAGAAATTTAAATAACACTTTTGAGTACGGAAATACTTCAGGATTACAAGCTCATAAATTTTTTACTGATGGAACTCAAAGAGTTATAATTAATAACTCAGGAAATGTCGGCATCGGTACATCCTCGCCAAACGCTGATTATTCCTTAACTATTCAACAACCTACTGGCACAAATAAAGATTATATTTTAGGAGTTCAAGATAATGGTAGTAATGTTGCTTTTAGAATTGATACTGATAGTGGCGATAATGTCGCTTTAGAATTATTTAATGGTTCGGGTGCAGAAAAAATTAGATTTGATGCTGGTGGAAAGTCTTTTGTAAATGATGTGTTTCAATTTGGAGAAACGGCAGACCTTAATAAAAATGTTATTCATGGAAATACACAAAATACTCTTACTTATTCTGTATTTCTTAAACACACATTTAAAACATTCAATACTAGTAGTGGTAGTGGTGCTTATAGCGATATTTTAGTTTTAAAGGGAGATGGTGTTGCTCCAGTTTCAGCATTTACTGGGTCAGTTGGTATAGGCACAACCTCGCCTACTCAACCACTTCATGTTGATGGAAACTTGTATCTTAGTAGAATAAGTGCTAATGCTACTAATAATATTTTATTTCATCCCGGTAGTGGTAGTTCGTATCCCTATATAGATGTTAAAACCGCTGGTAAATTTTATTTAAAAACTGATGGTCAAATTGCGATGACCATAAATGATACTGGAGGTAATATTGGCATCGGCACAACTTCGCCATTAAATAAGTTTCATGTTGTTGGAGATGATAACGAAGGTGCTTTAGGAGCTACCGATAATAATAGTGTTGCAGTATTTCAAAATAATTATAATGCTTCTGATGCGGTCTATGCTACGCTCATAGGTGGAACAACTGGATATGCTGGTTTACATTTTGGTGATAAAGATGACAGCGATGCTGGTATTTTAAGATATGACCTTTACAATGCTGATGGTGGTGGTGGGTTCCAATTTCATACCGAAGGTAGTGAGAAGATGGCAATATTGGCTAATGGCAGAGTCGGCATTGGTACAGCTTCGCCAAACAATACACTTGAGATATCAGATACAGATACAAGATTAAGAATAGTATCTGAAAGACATAATACCAATGCGGGAAATAGTAATCATTATACATTTTTTGGATATGATAGTAATGGTCAAAAACCATTTATTATAAGTAATCAATCTGATACACCGATTGTTTTTAGGCAAGGTGCTGGTGCTGAAAGAATGAGGATTCATAGTGGGGGCAATGTTGGTATCGGCACAGTCTCGCCCACAGAAAAGCTTCACATTGTTGGAGAATTAGCATTAGAAGAAACTAGTTCTACAAGTGGTAAAATAAGATTTAGAGATACAGACCAAGCATTACTAGGTACAGTAGGTATGCCAAGAACTACAAACGATATAGTAACTGGTTCTGCTAATACCGATATGCTTTTTCACCTTGCGTATGCTGGTAAGTTTATGTGGAATCAAGACAACACTAATCGCATGACACTTACAAGTACTGGACTTGGCATTAAAACTACAGATATTGGTTATCCATTGGATGTTCATGGGAATATGATGCTATCGGGAGCTTTATATGGATTTCAAGATGGTAGTGGTAGAGTATATGATAGAAAGTTTTTAGAATTTGCCCCTCAACCATGTTATTACACTGGTGACAATAATCATTTTCATACTTTTAAAAATTATGGTGGCACAGCTATTATGTCTATTGGTGGTGCTAACAATCGAGTTGGCATTGGCACAACCTCGCCTAGTTATAACTTGCACACAACTGGCAATACTTTTACTACAGAAAAATTTCTAATATTAACAAATAAACTTATACAATCAAGAAATTCTGCTGGTGCAGGTGACTTTGGTAATAGTATTATGATGAAAAATCATAGTACTGGCAATATGCAATTTACACTTGAGAGTGATGCTTATGATTTTGTATTTACAAATGGTAAGGTTGGAATTGGAACAACCAATCCTAGTAAAATTCTACATATTAACGATGGAACATATAATTTACAAATTGATGGAAATGAATTATTTCATTCTGATAGCAATCCTTTTTATATAAAAAGTGCTGACGCCATAGCACTTCAACCATCTCAAACTACAAGATTATTACTCGATGACAACTCTCGCATTAGTCTTAGTAATAATGATAGTGGTGCATCAAATACAATATTTGGATATACATCAGGAGCAAATATTGCGATTAGTGGCGATAAGAATACTTTATATGGTAAATCAACTGGGTATTCAATAAGCACGGGAGATAGCAACACCAACTTAGGCTGGGAAGCTGGATACTATAACGTAACTGGAAGTAATAATACTGCTGTTGGTAGTGGTTCTATGATGGGTGTAAGTGGACAATCAAATAGTGGTAATACTGCTGTTGGTTTTGATACTTTAAAATTAATCAGAACTGGTGCTAATAACACCGCAGTTGGAAAATCTGCATTAGGCGGTATTACAGCTGGCAATATGAATGTGGCAGTAGGTGCTGAGTCTTTAAATGCTGAAACAGTCGGATATGATAATGTCGCTGTAGGAGTTGGTAGTGGTCTTCAAGCTAATGGTTCTTATGAAAACGTCATTCTAGGAAAATTTGCTGGAAAGCCTTTAACAGATGGCGATGGAAACGTAATTATCGGATTTTCGTCTGGAAATACTCTTGAATCCGGCAGAAGAAATACCCTAATTGGTAAAGGGGCTGATACATCATCTTCAGGAGCATTAGACCAAATTGTTATTGGTCGAGGTGCAACTGGCGTTGGAGACAATAAAGCAATAATTGGTGGTTCAAATATTACCGATGTTTATATGGGTGACAATGGTTCATCTTGGAGTACGACATCAGACGGCAGATTAAAAGAAAATGTTGAAGATTGGAATGTTGGATTAGATGCAATTAATAAACTAAGAATTGTATCATATAATTTTAAAGAAGACAATCCATATGGCTACAATCCCGAAAAAGAAAGACAAGGAATCATAGCTCAAGAAGCTCAAGAAGTGATACCCGAAATGGTTGACGATAAAGGTGAGTGGTTATCGGCTAATCAAGAACCAATGATTTGGGCATTAGTAAATGCTGTACAAGAATTAACAAATAAAGTAAATGTACTTGAAACTAAACTAAAGGAAAAAAAGTAATGAAAAACTACAAAGCAATGAAGTCTGCTAAAAGCTGGTCTGTTAAAAAGACTAAAGTCGTTGAAGTTGAAGCAGTAAAAGAAGTAAAAGATGACAAAGGTGTTGTTGTAAGACAAGCACAAGCAGAACAATCTCGTGATGAACTGCAACTAGTTAAGAAGCAATTTGATGGAAGCACTGGTAAAGCAATGGATGATTCAGTTCAATCTTATAGCTTAGAGCAAGTTGCTGGTGAAATCAGTCGCATGAAAGCTAACATTGTAGCAATGCAAGCTGAACAAGCTGACATGGAAGAAATGGAAAAAGATTTAAAAGCTCTGTAAATGGACCCATCAACATTAATAGAAGCTTATGGCTCCTTAGGTGTTACTGGAGTAATGGCACTTTTATTCGGTTTTATGATTACAAACATTATTAAAAGTCAGGCCAGTCAAGATGGTGAGCTAGAAGCAATAAGAGAAAATGCCAGTGCTATGTCTGAGGTGATGTCTAATACGCAATCAATTGTTTTAAAGCTTGTAGATAGGATTCAGCGTGAATCAGAACAACAAAGCGATGAAAGAAACAGAAGACATGAAGCGATTTCTAGAGATATTGCTGACATGGATGCACAGATATCAGAGATAAAAGGCATTATTTCCAGGCTTAATGGTAGACACTAATGAATGAAGATTTAAAAGACTATTTAAGCATTATAGCTTTTCTAATTGTGGTCCTAGGGGGATTGGTTTTAATCGGGAGTTGTGATGGCGGTTGGTCTGTAGCTGGCTATGAGGTATGAGCGATGAGAAGGATTACTCTCCACAAACAGCACGAAGTATTAAATCGGG